TCGCTTGCAGTCATTCTAACAATGTTTGGAGAACCTATCTCTCTTGAGAAAAAGTCAGGCAAAATAAATCCAGACCACGTCAAAACATTGTCCTCAAAGTACTCAACTTTTAGCTCCGTTTCGTTTGACGTTTTTAAATCATCGATATTAAATGTTTCAGTTTCATAAATCTCGATATCTGCCGATGAGGTCATTATATGCCCCGACTTGTCGTTTTTATCTAACTTATATGATAGAGTAAATGGATTGGATGAACCCTCCACAATCTCAACAGATGTAGTATCGCCTTTAATGATATCAACCCTGGCTTCTACCTTTTTTTTGTTGCAATATGTTAATCTCCAAATCATATTATCCTAATCTATTTCGTCTTTGTTCTGCGGTATCTAAAACCCCAATAAGCTCATTGCTTCCAATTCTAAATTCAACTTTGAAGTCATCTCGGTAAGCACCTCTGTATTCAGAATTGCCAAGCGTTGGCTGTGAATTTTTCATTGATGGTGCGGAAGAGTAACCTCCTCCACTGCCTATTGACTGACTTAATTTCCTCGAACTTGATGCAAAAGCCGAACCAATCGCTATCAACGCCGCACCACCAGCAATTGCGATAAATGGGTTTAAGTTCTTTAAAGCTAATTTAGCGACTAACAGACCAGTTCCTAATTCAACCACCATTTGTCCGAGTGATGATAAGATGCCACCAAAAGAGCTTAACAAAGCTGTACCCAAGCTCTGTATTATATTATCCCCATTAACCAGCGCATCGCCTAAACTCGAAAATGCTCCGCTAATCAAGTCTGTTAACATCCCAGAAACATCAACCGCAACTTCTGTTAAACCTGCTCTTAAATCCCCCATCCTATCTTTTAACAATGAGGTGTCAATCTGTGGAATTATAGGAACAACTAAACCAGCCTCTCTTCCAAAATCAGTGCTTTTAAAGATATCTAAAGCACTGTCTGTCTTAACTTTGATGTTGAGTTCTCTGTCGCCAGTCAAAGTGTTTAAGGCTGTATTTAATACGTTCAAACGCTCTTCAACTCTAACAATCTCATCGTGAACATTTGCAACTACAACTTTGCCTTCTCGTAAGTCTTTTAAATAATCACCTAAAATCTTAATTTCATTTGAAGTCGCTCTAATAGCCTCTGAAATATTACCTCTCTGGAAAATATCGAGTGCTTCAGCTAATCCCGTGATTGATTGAGTTGCAGTATCAGCAACAACGGCTGTTTGCTCAATTTCATCATTTACAGTTGAAATTTCCTCAACTATTTCTTTAGTCGAAGGCTTTATTTTTTCTGACCAGTTCGCAAATGTATCTGCTAAACTATTAAGTTTTAAGAATGAGAAAAACTCTGACAAAGCAGATGTCATCGAGGAAAGCGAATTGAACACTATGTTTTTAAATCCTTCAAAAACATTTTTAGCTAATGTTTTGATGCTTTCCAACGCTCCAGAAAAATCTCCTTTCAGCAAGTTTATAAGTGTATTAAGAACACCTCCAACAATGTCAAACGCAATAGTTATAGTTGTAACGACTGAATCAAATGTGTTTCCCCATATTTTTTTAGTAGTGTCTCCAATCACATTCCAAATCGTGATTATCGTTTTTTTTATTTTAGAAAATACATCTGAAACAACGTCTTTGACTGTATTAAATAAGGTTTTAATGCTGTCGAATAATTCCGCACCTCCACCAGTTGTAAAATACTCTTTTATTGAATCCCAGTTTTTAACTACTAAAACCGCAGCACCTGCAATAGCAGCGATAGCAATTCCAATAGGACCAGTCATGGCTGTAAAACCTGCTCCGATTAAAGGTAAAATTTTTAACAATCCGCCTAAGCTCAGCAGTAACGGCCCAGCTGCTGCTGCAATTCCAGTTATTGCAAAAATAGCATTTTTGGTTGACGGACTTAAGGCATTAAACTTTTCCGACAATTGAGCAATAAAATCTGCAAACCTACTTACTGCTGGTATTATTTTTTCTTGAAGTAAAGGTAAAACTGATTCTTGTAAAATTGGTACAAAGCTTGCGCCTATTTTTGTTTTTAATGTGTCAATTTGAAAACCGACAAGCCCCATCGCTGTTGCAAAATTGTCAGAGCTTTGAAGTGTATTTTCATCTAAAACTAACCCGAGCTTATGCGCTTCCTCCCTTAACTCTGCAATTCCTTTCGAGCCACTCGAAACAATTAGTGCGACTTCATTCCAGCTCCTTCCGAATAATTCAGTTCCAATAGCATTTTTCGCAAGCCCCTCTTCCATGTCGCCCAGCTTATTGAAAGTGTCCAATAAAACGTCGTCCATGCTCCTTACATTTCCGCTTGCATCAGTTGTGGAAACACCCAACTTTCCGAACATTTCGTTAACCCTGCTACCCTCTTCGCCAACTGTTTTTAAACGTCTTTGAAATGAATCTATTGAGCTTTGCAACCCCTCAAATGATGAATTTGAAGCAGTCGCAACGTAAGATAGCTCCTGAATTAAATCAGTTGAAAGGCTTGTGGCTGTTGAAAGGTTATTAATTTCAGCCGAAGCATCTCCTGCGCTAATGCCCATTTTGACAAGCCCGACCGTTGCGCCAACAATAGCAGTCGATAAAATACTTGCTTTCGCTCCAACTTTCGTAAGCATATCGCCTATGTGCGAAATGCTCTCTGCTGATTTTTTTACGTCATTTTCAAACTGCTGTAACTTCAGACCAGCCTTGTTTAGCGACTCCTCCCACCCAGTTATATCTGCTGTTATTTGCCCTACAAAACCCATATACAGTTAAATTAGTTGGTTCGTTGACTTTTGTACTCCTGCATTCGCTTTTTAAACAATTCTTTCATATCATCAAAATTATCATTTTTATTTGATTTTCTCGCATTTTTTTCATTCCCAATTGGCATAAACTGGTCAATCGAACGTGGTAGCTTCTTCGGGTCTAAATTGACTCCCGATTTGTGCGCTATAAGCTATTAACCGTGTGTGCCTTAATTTTTCTTCTTGCATTCTGCTGTATGCATAAGATTTGATTAAAAATTCACACCAAGGCATTTCGTAAAACTCCTCTAATCTCAAACCAAGCTCCCCACACGCAAATGCTACCACGTCCGAATCCCAGTCAAAAGGTTTTATTTCTTCATCGCTATTGCTTTTTTTTTTCGTCTTTCGGAACATTGGTTTCATTGCTCTTTGAATAAAGGTCTAAAATTCGCTTCACCTCTTCCGACTCAATGCCACCTTGTTCGTCAATCCAATCATAGCAATCGAAAATATCAAAGGGTAGTTTTTCATTTGCCGTGAAACTTGCCCTTAATTTTTCACCCATTATTAAGCCAAAGAAAATAACGCTTGCGAGTAATTCTATATTTCCATAGTCTTTTTTATTGAGTATTTTTTCAATATTTCCATTTACCCACGAGCCGAATTTTATCGTCTTTTCTTTGCCTTGAAATTTAATCTTCGTTTCAAACATAATTCGATTTTTGTTTTAATTGATTAAGCATCTGGGTCTGTTGCTGAAAATTCGCCCTGAACTATCATTGTTCCTGAAAAAGTGGCGTTGCCATCTCCAGGGAAAGTGTCCGACAGACTTGTGATTATAGCTTTGAAATATTGCTCACCATCCCTACCCTCAATTTTGAAGGTGTGGCTCTCTCTCGACTCCATAATTGCAACCAAATCATTGTAACCACTTTCGTCTGTTCCTAAATCAGTTTCGTCAACTATGATAGCTTCAAAGCTAACTGAACGTGAAATGCTGTCTATTTGAGTTACAGTTTCGCCCTGTGTGCAATAGTTTACCATCTCCGAAGTGTTTGCACTCCTGTCAACAGAGGTACTGGTTAGGCACACTAAAGGTTTGTAGGTTGTAGTATCTTTCACTGAAAGTACGCCAGTAACCCCTTTTTGGTAAATTCTCTCTTTTTTTGCCATTTTTATTATTTTTTAGTTATCTGTTAAATATAAATCATTTTGATAAATCAATACTTTTGAATAAGCTGTATGAGTGTCGGAGTTTTCAATTAACAATCTGTTAACTGAAAGTCGCACTCTCCCAACACCTATAACGTTCTCATCTCTTTTTTTAATCGTACCCCTTATTCGATTGTCAACCTCCATAGCTATATCCTCAACTATTGAAGTAGTACCCTTTTTCACGAATTTTGAAACAACTCGAATCGTGATATCAGATGTTACATTATAAGTGCAATAAGGTTGTATTGCAGAATCATACACTTGCTGGTCTTGAATTACGATATAAACTTCGCCCCCGTTAATTGTCGGGAGTGCGGCTGAACCGTCCAAAAAACCTACAAATATCGGAATTTGCATACCCTGATATGTCAAGCCGTTTAATGCCTGAAAATACCTCGTCCTTATTTCTTTTGTAACATCCATTATTTTTTAAATTCTTTTTCGAGCAGTGCATTTAAATCACGCTCAAATGTTTCAATATTCTTCAAAAAGTTATTAAACAAATAAGGTTTGCCAATTAAAGTCCCCTCCCCATTTACATAATACTCAAAAGCAATATCTTTCACCCATTGCGGGTAAGGTGCAAGAATTTGTGATGCCGATAAACCTGTGCCGAATTCAATGTAAGCGGCCAGATTTGCAGGGTCGCTCTGGTTTTTTGGAACTGTTTGTTTGCCAAGCACCCCAACTCTCCCAGTCAAGCCATTATCCTCAAATTCGTTCCCAATCGAAACAAACGAAGGAGCGTCTCGTGTAGCTTCTTCATTAGTTTTAAAAATCAGTTGTTGAATGAATTGTTTCGTTTTCGCAATAACCTCCTCCCTATAACCTTTAAGGTCATACGTCAAAGTATTTTGAATAACCGCTTTATTTTTCATCCCTATTTACTGATTATAAAACTGTAAAACTTCCGAACCCTCACATCGTCAATTTCGGGTGTTGAGATAATATTATAAGTCTCACCTCTCCACTTAACAACCATGTTGGTGTTAGGGAAAAAACCAGCACGATTTAAAATTGTAACATCGTAGGTTGAAGGAAACTTTAATTGTGCATCCTCCAACTTTCTACTTTGTTTCAATTGCTCGATTTTTGCGAATGTACTCAACACTAAAACGTTCGTCACAACATTATTTCCTGAAGCGTCTTGCGTTGATTGTTCCTCAAAAAAATCAATCCTCTGGTCTAAATCTCCTAACTTCAACATGTTTGTTTAATTTTAAAATATTGGCCGCAAACTATTTCTTCTGTAAGTTGCAAGTGTATCGGTATTTATCTGAGAATTGCTCCCTCGATTTTCAAACGCAAATGCAACATCTTTCATTATTGCCAATTTAATTTCAGAATTGAAATTATCCTCGTCAACTCCAGTTATCGTTTTTGCTCTGTCGATTGAAGCATCCAACATTGTTTGGAGCATTGAATCATAATCGTCAAAATCGATGTTCAAATACTCTTTTACCTCTACAAGTGTAATCATTACATTTATTGTTTAGTTTTTGTTTTCGGCTTAGTCTCCTTTTTCGGCTTCGGTTTTTCTTCTTTTCCTTCTTGTTCAACCTCTACCTTGGCTACGTGCTTTTTAGCTACGCCCATCCTAATTAGATAATCACCTCTCGGCTGGGAGACACTAACAGTGTCTCCCTTTTTTCCGAGTACGTGGTCTTTGATTAAGTCAATTTTCATATTATTCTTCAGCTTAAGCAGTTAATGTACCACTAACAATTGCATCAGTATTGAAAATAACCTGAGCAACTCTCTCCTCAACTCTAAACATCACCTTGTTTTGTTTAGCCAAGGTGGCGTCCTCAAACATCCTGATTTCAGGGTTCATTCTACGAACAAACATTACAGCGTTTCTGTCTAATGCCAAGAAATTGCCCGCCGTGATTGAAGTTGTCGGGACGGTGTCAAGTCCAGCAATTTGCAATTTACCCTGCGCAAATGCAACGCTGTTCTGTGGCAAATCGTATTCACCTGAACCAGTCGCTTTATTCAAACCAATTTTAACAACATTACGTGGATGCAAAATCACGTTCGTTGGTTGATAAAAGTCATTCGTCTCTGTTGGAATTTGTCCGAACGCTGCATCAATAACTTTATCAACTGGGTTGGTAAATGTTCCGTTGTAAGTTGTTGCAGACGTCAATAAACCTAAAGCTGGGTTGGTGTCGCTTGTACCGTTCAAAATAAAGTCATTCTCGGCTGTTTTAAGCCCAATGAGCAATTTCTGTTGTAAGTACCCAGTCAACCAATCGATATCATCCAACATCTCACGCTCTACAATCACAAAACCTGCAATCCATTTAAAGAACGCTGTTGCCGAAGTGAAGTCATAATCAACCTGCGCTTTGTTACCTTGCTTATCCCAAAATGCAACTGCGCCCTCTTGTCCGTTTTCCTTTGGATAAATGATTGAGTTTGCTGTTGAAGTTGCTTGCGGCAAGATATCAGCTAACCAAACACGGTTATAAGGGTTCCAAACAAGGTTTTGTTGAACCTCCTGAATAAATGGAGTAGCACCTGGGAAGTTTGCACCGATGCTCATATCACCAACTGTTTTTAATGTGATATTTACAGGTGCGCTTCCTTTTTCAAACGATTTAATCGCATCCGCATGCTCTCGAATCGCATCAGCAAGATTTTGATTAAATGATTTTTCAGACCTTCCGCCTTTTTCTGTTTGTTCAAATGCCTTAACGTGTGCAGAAAGTTCCGCAAGGTCTTTTTTAAATTGCTTCTCCATTTTCTCGAACTCCTCTTTGCTCAAAGATTTGGTTTCGAGCGTGTCATACTTTTCTGAAAATGATTTAACCATTTTCTCAAACTCGGCCTTAGTCGTTTCAATAGCCAGATTCTTAATGTTTTGTTCAGCTTCCAGTCTTATTTCTTCGGCTGTTTTTTCCATTTTTTCCATTTTTTTACTGTTTAATAAATTGTGAATAAATATTTTTAATGATGCTCGACGGCTCAACGTTTGAAGTGTCAATAGACGGCTTCTCCCTGAGTGTCAAAAATGTTTCAAGTGATTTTAATATATCGTCAGAGAAGTTATAATTGTATGCTTTTACAATAGCATTCCAAAATTCCTCCTCTTTTAATTCCTTATTTTCCCGAAATGATTTAACCATGCTAACCATGCTTTGCATGTTCGCCTGTTCCATAGTCAAAACTGATATCTCGGACAACTTGTACTCGGTTACGATTGACTTGTTTTCCTTGTCCCTCTTCATAACCCATCCGCCGATTGAAAAGCCCGACTCGAAACCGTTTTCAACCAGAAATTTACTCTCCGTATAGGTATCACGCCCTAACTGTGTATCAAGCAACATTTTTGCAGTCAAGTGTAAACCTTTCGGGTCATCCGCCTTAAGCTCAACAGGAACGCCAACAAATTGGTTGGGGTCATGGTTTCGATAGATTTTTATTTTTGCTTTTCTTTCAGTTACTGTTTTTATAAAAGAATTGGGTGCAGAAATATCTCCCTGCAAATCTTTTACATTGTATATGTTCGCATACCCAATCAAGTAGCCGTCATTTTCAGAAGGCTCTAAATTAACTGGTGCTTGTTTGTAAATTAATTCGCTCATATCTGTTTTTTTTAAATCATTCCATTATTTTTTGCATACGAGTATGAAATATACATAACTTCACACCCACAATTTATTACATTTTCCGCACTCGCTGTCGGGTCGTGTGGTCTGCTCATTGGCTCGGTAAAACCCGTACTTGGAACTTCAACCCTCCAAACATCGTCTTCGTGTATTGCTTTTCCATTATCCAATTTTACGT